GATCCTCCCCGGCGCGGAACCACCACACGCCGGGGAGGGGTCTAAGGTCAGGCCGCGATCGTCACCCGGCGCCGGACAGCACCAGTGACCGCGAGCTTCTGGCTGATCTTCTGGACGCTGTTCGCCTCCGGGGGAAGCTCGTTCTGCGTCATCGCCGTGACCGGGTACACGGTCACCTTCTGCGACGCAGCAAACGCAGTGTCATAGTCGACGCCGCGACGAACCACGAGATAACCCGTGGTGCCCTCGACCAGAGTGTCCGTGGCGACGTTGCTCGTCGCCTCATTCGGGGAGTTCGTGTTGTCGATGTACTCGACCTCCAGCGAATCAGTCTTGCGGCCGGGCTGCTCGAACGTCTGCGTGCTACACAGCCGCTCATCCGTCACAGTGTCCTCCTTGATGGAGGGCGACAGGCCAGAGCCGGTCAGGTAGCACGAAAGGTCGATCGCCGAAGCCCCAGTGAGCTCGGTCAGGTTCGGCGCCGCCGGATCGGCCAGGGTCGGGGCAAAGACAACCTTCGTGTTGCCGTCCGCCGGGGTGCTGGGAATTTCAGCCATTGCCAGGCTCCTTCACTTGTTTCTGATCACCCGCAGCGGACCTGCGGAGCTTGTGCTTCACCGGCCGCGGATACTGCGCCGCCGGATAGCGGTCTGACTTGACCGGCGAATAGATGCCGGCCTCGATCTGCCACGCTCCCTCGAGCGCGTCGAACTCATGACCGGTATCCCGGTCCTTCACGCGGATGTAAGCCACGCACGCCTCCGAACTATGGGGAGAGGACAGCCCGCCACTCGAGCGGCTGATACAAGGGATGCAAGCCAGTACCCGTGTCGGTCACGTCGCGGTCCTCAAGGACTGGCTGCCCATTCGGCACCTCCTCAAGGCGCACGCCTTGCAATCGCGCACCCTCAAGGCTCCGGCGCACCCTGTCGGCAACGATCCGCACAGACGCCGCCGTAAGCCCTACGCACGTCGTCTGCGCCCGGAACGCCCGCGACTGCGGGGAGCGTGTTATGGACCGCTCGACCGGGCCGGTGAACCCGGACAGGGCCAGCACGTAGGGGAAGGTTGGCTTGTCCGGCACGGTTCCCTCGTAGACCGTCAGCCCTGAAAGCTTGGACAGGAACTCAGTGACCACCGCCTCAGCCACCGACACCAACCCCCAGTCGCGCCATGATCGCGGATGCCCGCTCCAGGTTGCGCCGGAAGGCCGGTGCTGCCGTATTGAGAGCGCCTGCAAGGTCGCCGGAGCCGCCTCCACGCGACGTGCCGAAGTAGAAGATGTTGCCGAGGGCGCCACCGCGACGGGCCTTGTCCGGGCCAATCACATAGGCAATCGACCCGATAGCAGGAGGCTTCGCCTCTGCCGTGATCGAACGAGCCAGCCCCTTGAAGTGCGGCGACCACCTAGCGCCCTCAATGAGCAGCTTCCTCACATCCTCTGCAGCCTCTTTAACCACTGGCTCGATGAGGCGATCCGCATAACCCGGCACCCGGCCCATATCCTGCGCCAGATCTCGGAGCTGTGAGAGATCAACATCAGCCATCAGCCTTGCACCTCCTCGATAGGAAGCCGCTGCGCGGTCGCCCACGTCTTGTGATGCTCGCCCGTGACCCGGTACGTCCGGCCGGCCAACTGCGCGTCATTCACTGCCGAGGTCACCACCACGACATCGCCCGAGACGATCGGCCCAGCACTCACCGGAACGTGAAGCTGTAGCGCCTGCACAATGAAGGCGTGCTCACCGGCCTCCGGCGACTGCCCAGCAGCCGCACCAGGAGTTGACTGCATCTTGCACGGGCCGCTGTAGACCACCGAATACGACGGCGACACGGCGCCGGTGTCGGGGTCAGTGACCGACCCCGTAACCCGGCGAACCTCGCACGCATCAACCATCAGAGACTCGGCACGGGCACGGAACCTCTGCAAAGCGTCCGCGAAACTCATGCCGCACCAAACGGGCGGATCGTGAACGCATCGCCCGAAACGGTGGGCAGAATCAAATCCCACTCATCCGAAGTCAGGAACAACGCCCCAGACGACAGCGACGAATCCACGGTGCGCGTCTCCGTGCCGTCATCAATGCCAGTCGTAACCGTCCGCAAACCCTCAGGGTTACGGATGACACGGATAACCGCCTGCGAAACAACACGCCTGACCGTAGCCTCACGCACCGTCCCCGCCACGATCTGAGCGTCAAGGTCAGGGATTCGTTGCAGAATCTCAGCCTCGAGGTCATCCACCCAGGAGGCCGCCGCAGCGGACTCCACAGCCGAAAGAGGCCGCATAAGGCGGACCTCAATGTCAGCGGTAGTCGTATATGCCACGGCAGCCTCCTACTTGCTCGCCTTACGCCGACGCCCAGTCTTGGGTTTCGGCACATCCTCCGGCTTCCTGAAACCCGCACGGATGAGCCGGTCGATGAACTCAGCAGCCACATCGACCGGCTTACCCGTATTGGGGTTGATCAGGATCACGGGGCAGTGGTGGCGCCCGTGAGCTTCACGAAATGAGCGCCGTCGCGGACCGCGAAACCGACCTCGATCTCAGCCAGGATGGCGAACATGTTGCGCTGCCACAGGTTGAGCTGCGTGCCGCCCTTGTTCACGGTCGCCTGATCCGACACGGAGACCTTGATGCCCTCGACCGAGCCCCACACGGCCGAGCCGGCGAAGTCGCCAGCGAAACCGATGGTGTTCGGGGTCGCGCCCGCGTCCTGCGGGTCGTTGAACACGGCCTTGGCCTTGACGACGGGACGGCCGAAGAGCTGCCCGACAGCGCCAGTGGAGGCCGCAACATCGCGGAGGAACACGTAGTTGCCCTGCGCGTCCTTCGCGGTCATGATCGTGCCCTCAGCCTGCGGGGACACCAGCCAGTGCGAAACGTCGCCGCCAGCAGTGCCAACAGTCGTGAGCGCGTTCACCAGATCGCCAACAGTGTCCGTCGCGTCAACGGCGACAGCCGTCGAACCCGAGAGGACATCGAAGTTCGAGCCCGGCGCGGTCCCGTGAAGGATCGTCGCGTCGAACTTGCGGCCGAGAGCCGAAGGCAGGCGGCGGGCAAGCTCGGCATACAGGGCCGGAAGATCACGGCGGAACTCGTTCGAGAACGTCTCGATCACGGCCAGCTTGTAAGGCGTGATGGACTTCGAATCCACCGTGGCGTCAGAGACCGGCTTCTCGGCGGTCTCGTTCACCCAGTCAGCCGAAGCGTCCCCGGTGATCATCGGAACAGTGATGCCAGAGCCCGGGAGGTTGATGCGCCGGGCGGCCTGCATGATCACAGACTCCTGGACAGCGTTGCCCCAGATCTCCGAAGAGACATCCTTGGGGAGGAGCGCAGAAACGCCTGCGCTGGAGCGGTTAAGATCGATACCAGCCATCTAGGCCAGCCCCTTTCAGGAAAAAGTTACGTGGTCAGGTTCTCTTCGAGGAACTTGGCGAACTGATCGGCCGTGCTGGCCGTCCCCTGCTTGCCCTTCGCGCCCTGCGACGGGTCGGGCTTCGGGGTGTTCGTTGCTCCCTTGAATGCGAGTAGCGCAGCGGCAGACGCCTCGAGTTCTTCGCGGGTCCCTCCGGTAAGCAGCCCGGCAGGCACGCCGGTCTCGGCCGCCACCTCGGCCCGGGTCGCCTTGGCTTCAAGCTCAGACGCCCTACGCTCGGCAGCCTCCAGACGCTCAGCAGCCTTCTGCTCAGCCGTCTTCTGGGCCTCCTCAATCTCGGCCAGCTTCGCGGCACGAGCCTTGAGGTCGTTGTAGTCGGCATACTTGCTGCGCTCCCGAGCAAGACGCTGGGTGAGGATACGGTCAAGGTCTTCCTGAGACGTGATCGCCTCGAACCCCTTGCCCTCGCCTTCGCCCTGCTGCTCGGTGTTGTTGTCTCCCGCTTCAGCGGTGTTGTTCGTGGTCTCGGACACGCCGGACACACCCCTCTCCGTTTAGCCTCGTCAGGCATCGATGTGAACCGCGCAGACGGGCGCGTACCGCTTCGCGGGAGAACCGCGGAAGTCTTATCGGGCGATCGGCGCATTCGATGTTCGTTTAAGCCTGAGCCGTATCCATTGGACGCACGCTAGGCCCCGATGATTTAGCCGCCCATTGAGCGGCGGGCCGTGATCTTCGCAGACGCATTGCCCTGGATGATGATGTTTCGGAAGTCGTTCTCAGCAGCGGCCGACAGCTGCGGCGTGAGCTTGCCGCGGCCGAACGGGTTGCGGCCCTCGCGCACCGCATCCCAATTCGCCTGGGCATCGAACGCGCGCCGCTCAGCAGCCGTCATCGTCGCCCGGATATTCGGGTCACGCACGCCCGTCTCACGAGCCCTCAGAACCGCCTCACGCGCACCCACGCGGGTTCCGCCGCGCCCCAGTGCACCGAACCCCTCACGCTGCCCTAGGATCGCCCCCTGCGGGTTCTGACCGCCCGGCAACAGGTAGCCGTAGCGCTCGAGCTCCCGAAGCGTCTGCTCACGCGGCAGGTTCCTCGCGTAGATCGCATCCGGCGTCAGACGCGGCCCACGAGTGTTCCCGTAGTGGCCACGCTTTGACGTGCCCTCAGACGTGACCAGACCGCCCGGCTTCATGCCACGGCGCGAGTTCACGACTTGGAACATGTCAGACCCGTCGCGGATCGCCTGCGCCCCAGCCTTCGTGAACGCAGCATCCTGCTCAGCCGCGCTCAGCGAATGGAAATACTCGTAAGGGTCCGTCGTCCGATCGTCCGCCACGTTCTCCGTAGACGGGATGTGTCGGCAATCGCACAGCGGGTGCCGCTGAAAACCCTTGTTCCACCGGTAGAACTTCCCCGCCAGCATCACGCAGCGCGAGCAAGACGGGGTGTTCAACATGCGGATGTACCCGACGCCGCGGCGGGAAGCGACATCAACCGACGCCGCACCCCTCCCAACATCAGCAACCATCGTCCGCAAAGACCACTCAAGGAACTTGGAGCCCGTAGCCAGCGCCGCGGCCGGCTCAGCACCGCGCCCGATCAGCGTCTTCACCCCAGTAACAGGGGAATACAGCGCCGCCTGGAGCGAACGCCCATCAGCCGACTGGCCCACGAACCCGGCCGGGTCCACGAACACCTCCGGCGCCTCGTAAGCGCCCTGCCCAGCCAGCGCAGAAGCCCCATACGACGCCCCAGCAGTGGCCGCACGCAACTGCACCGCCTCCACCAGCGGGACAAGCCTCTCAACCTGCCCCAGCCACGAACCCGAAAGATCCCGAAGGCTCACGCCACGCCAGAACCGCCGCCCAAGCGCCACCGTAGCGACCTCGAGGGCGCGCATCTCACGATCAAACGCCGCCGCCGCGTCAGGCCACTGCACCAGCGCCACCAGACGCTATCTTGTCGGCAATGGCGGCAATGCCAGCATCAGCAGACGCCTGCTCAGCCTCGAAGTAACCGGCCTCACGCTCCTTGCGCGCATCCGACCACCCGAGCTCATCCCAAGCGCCCTCACGCGACAGGATCGGCCCGCCACCATGAAGCTTCTGCACCGCATCAGCCTTCTGCGCGAACGTCGGCGTGCCAGCGTCGAACCACTCAGTCTTGATCTGATTAGCCAGAGGCCAGTCACCCGTGCGGAAACGCTCAGCGATGCCCTGGACCCACGCCCAACCGTCACCGAACGACGCCGCCTTGCCCTCAGCGTTCAGCACAAGCCGCGCCTCATCAGCGCGGATCGCGCCCTCAGCCGCAGGATTCACGCTCGACTGCCCCAGATAGCGGGTAGGCAGGCCAGTCACGCTCGCCACAAGGTTCGCGTAATGGTTCACCGTGTCATGGAAGTTCTTGAGATCAGAGGCTGTGAACTGCCCTACCTTGGCGTCGGCGTTCTGATTCGCCCAGATCGCTGAGAAATACGACTCCCACGCAGGGATCGGCGTACCGTCCGCGTTCACAAAGTCGCCCCGGGACATGCCCAGCACGTACTTCTGCGGAACACTGTGCGTCTCTGCCGCGATCTGGAGATTCGTCAGCGAACGTGCCGCCGCATCGACGAGCGGGATAACATCGGACATCTCAGACTCGCCGGTCCAAATGCCCGTGCGGCGCCGATTCAGGAACATCACAATCGGCACACGCCCGAGCAGATGGTCATCACGGTCATACTCGACCCACTGACCATTGACCTTCTCAAGCCAAGACGTGGAATCCGCCGCGTACAAGGTCGCAAACGCCGCCGTGCCATCGCCCGAATCGCCGTAAAGCCGCAGAGCCGACGCAATCCGCCGCGTCTTCGGATCGACCAGCGCCGAAATCTCAGCCGGAGACTCAACCGTGATCAGCGGATGCTCGGGATCGTCCGCGTTCGACCCGATGCATACGAACCCGCGCCCATAAATCAGCGCATCCTTATGCAGCAGCCCAGCCTCAGAATCAAGGTTGTTCGCGTCCCAATGCTCACGCAGAACCGAAGACGCCGTATCCTCACCAGGGAGAATGAACGACTTCACCCGAAGCCGCTGCTCCAGCGAATCAACCGCAACCCGCGACCAATTCACCACCGTCTCAAAACGGCGAAGCTCAGGCGGGACAGCCAACCCAATATGCTCGAGCCGCTGCGACCCCGCATAGTAATTGCCCAGCCGATCAAGGCCCTGCTGAGCCGCAGCATTCATCGACTCAAGCGACTTGAAGGCCGCCAACTCATCAGCGGAAAGCGCCAAAACGGCCTCCTTTACTTGAAAACGAACATGCGGGAATCAGTCGGCTCAGGCTCATCGCCCCAACCAGCTTTGCGCGCGTCAGCGGCAGCTTCATGCGCGAGGATGCGGGCCATTGCCGCGTCAATCTTCTGATGATCCTTCGGCTTGCCTAG